CCATAATATAATATATATATATATAATTTATTTTTAATCAAACGTTATAACAATCTTACCATGATGTTTATTTAATCCTCTTGATGCAGACTTAGATAATTCTTGTCTTTTTTTACGTTCTAAAGATTTACTATTTTTTTTTAATAAATTCAAACTATTATTCATATCTTCTTCTATATCATTAAAATGTTCTTTAATATAATCTATTAATTTATATTGAATAGCCCATCGAAAAAAATTTAATTGTCCGATAGTAGTGTTTATAATATCCCCCGACTCATTATATACATATGGTAATCTATCTCTTCTACAAAAAGGGTCAAAATTTTTTTTAGAATATGATTTTAATTGAGACTTATACGAATGGAATACATTAATTGTATCAGCTATACACATACTCTTATCATCTAATGTATAACCTTCTGAATCACTATATATATTATATATAGTATCATTTTTCTTAGAATAATTAGTAACAAACCAATCAATTATCCGTAAAGAAACTTTATCTTTCTTAAGATAATTAATTAATAATGTAGAATTATTATCAGTATTATAAAATTTTATCAAGGACTTATATAATATATCTTGTTCATAATTATGTATCATATTTATATATATTTACAGATACTCTTATATAATAAATATAAATTAAAAAATAGACGCGCAAAAAATTATATGTTAGTATTAATATTAATTGGTAATCTATGTCCAAATAAAATCATATAGATTAAAGAACAAGCACCAATTAATAAACTACGGTTCATAGATCTTGATGTACTCATACCCAAGACATAAACCATAAGCAAATATAAAATTGTAGTAATAATAAACGAATGCCATAGCATAGTTAAACCCCCTTCCATTTTATATATATATATATATTATTTTTTTATAATAATACCATAATTACCTAATTCATAAAAACTCTTAAAAATAGTTACATTATCGGGTATAATAGACTCTAATTCTTTTTCTCTAAATATATAATAATATCTATTACATAAAACATTTTTATCCTTATCTTTCCATTCAATCATATTTTCTTGTTTACTAAACTTTCTTTTCGAATTTAATTCTTGTCTTAAAGACCATACTAGAATGAATATATGTCCTCCATCTTTAGTTACTCTCAACAATTCCTTTATAGCTTGTTTTCTTTTATCTTCTGTGCTTAAATGATGTATAACTGCAATACACATTGTATAATCAAATTCATTGTCTGAATAAGGTATATTTAAGATATCTCCATAAATAACATTCAAATTACGGCTTTTACATATATTAACTAACTCTATGGAAAAATCACATCCTTTATATATGCAGTCTTTTTTGTATAACATATTTTTACCATTACCACAGCCAATATCTCCAATAATACTATTGCTTGGAATATTATCTAAGAAATCTTGAACACAAGTCCATGGCTTATAACGTGTATTACTAAAAGAACAAGCAATTTTATCATAAACTTGTTTTACATAAACATCTTCAATAGACATTATTTATATTTTTATAAATAAAGATATCATATAATCAAATTTTCCTATTTCCTCAAATAGTATATACCTTGTAAATAACTGTCCGATAAATCATCTTTTTTCTTAGAAGATTCATATAAATCAATAAACTTTTGATCTTCATTATTTATCATCAATTCACAATATTTAACTGCTAGAAACTTATTCTTTTTATATGTTTCTTTAATATTACATTCAACCTTTTCACCTTTATAAACCTTTAATTTATTACGGGCATTAATCATTTCTAAATTATCTATATTTGATATATCAGAATCAACACCTCTTATTAAAAAATAAGAATAAACCATCATTTGTATGGATTTCATGGTTGGATTTTTTAAAGAAGGTTGATTTTCAACAATAACTTCTTTACAATTTAAAAAATCAGGATACTTATCTAATTCAGCAACTAATTTTTTACCAACATTAAATATAGAATTATTAGTTTTAATTTTCTTAAATTTAAGATCTTTATATGATTTTAATTTAGAATGTGATTTACATAATTTAATATTACCTGTTAATAATGTTGCTGAATTTTCACAAGAACACCCTTTTGTATTAATATGTTCACAAACATCATCACAAGATATGTTTATTATACCCCAATCTTTAATTTCTTCTTTATTAGATAATTGGCAAAAAGCTAAATTCTTTATTCCAATATCAAAAGATAATATATCCATAATGTTTTATATAACATTATTGTTTTAAATATTTAAAAAGAGAATCCAGATAAATCTGAAGTATTTGAGGCAAGTGGTGGCATCATTCCAGAATCTAACTTATTTGTCATTGCAGAATTTTGATTACCCATATTACTCTGTCTATTTGTTAGTAGATTGTTAACACTTGTTGTTTGAGCTTGTGGCGAAGAAGGGGTTCCACCATAATTGGTTTTGCTTCCATCAGTAGATGGTTGGAAATTTCCAGTTTGTAATTGACCATTAGAATTTTCAGGGGGTATTTGTTTTAAAACAGTAGAAACTGAACTAAATACCAATGCTGTCTTAACAACATATGTAACAAGTGGGAAAAATAGAATAATCCATGCTAATGTTTCATGGTTATATTGACATAATCCGTATAATATTACACCCAATAAAATTAAATATGATATTTCATACCAAGCATGTAAGTTGAATATATTCGTAATTTTATAATTTTCTAGTTTCTTAGTTAAACCATGAGTATTAAACATAGTTATTAATGAAACAACGATAAATATAAAATAAACAACAAGTGGTGAACATTTATCTGTTTTCATCAAGGAATTGATTGGAGTCGTGATTTCTTTATCCATTATAATATGTTATATATATTAATTTATAATTAATTTACTTTTTACTTTTTTTCATAGTTTTTTTAGCTGCTTTTTTATTTTCAATTTTGATAGCACCAAATTGTCCCTTCTTATGAGTCCATCCAGCCTTTCTTAATCTTTTTTCTTTCTTAGCTTTGTTTGACAACTTTTTTGAGACAATTCTCCCTTGTTTATTTTTCTTTAAGTGTTTTTTAGTTAAACGACCTGTAGTCATTTTAGCATTTCCGTGCCAAACTTGTGCTCTTGATCCAAATGTTTGCATTTATATTATTAATAATATTTTATTTTATAATAAAAGATATCTTAAATTAATTTGAATAGTTTAATTCTTAATAATTAAATATTAATGTAAATATGTCTTGTTGTAGTAAACGACCCAAACGATATGAAAAAAGACTAAAAAAAAATAAAATTCATGTAGAAGAAAGGGTAATAAAAGATCCTCATGAAAAGAAAACAGACCGTGATAGAAGACACGCTATAGTAAAAATAGAAACAGAAATTGAAAAGAACAAGAGAATAGAATTCCATAAAAAATTTATAAGTGAAATAATACCTTGTGGTTTCTGCAAAACGTTGTTTACTCTAGGTGATTCAGAATTACAGATTAATTGTGCTGGTTGTGATAAATTTTATCATTGTCATATTGCTGGGAAATGTCAATGTGAAAAATGTACAGTTGAAATAAATGGAAAAAAAGAATATAGTAGTTATTGCTTATCTTGTGTAGATCCTTGGACTATTAATGGGGAATTTTGCAAATGTTCATAGATTAAAATAATTAATACCACCATAATTATTAACAATTACTTTCATATTTTTTATTATAAATAAAAGTTGTGATTTTATATACATATATTTATGTTTATGAATAGTATTGTATAGTATAATTAAAATACTTATAAAATTATTTAACACATCAACTGTTTCTTTAATATTATCCAAAATATTATTACTCTTATAAATATGAATGATATCTTTAGTATCCTTATTAAATAAAATACTATATATTCTATCTATAATAATAATTTGTTTATCATGTGGATTAGTAATAGTAAATAACTCTATTTCTATATTTTTTAACTCATTGATTAATTTATTACCATTTTTATATGTTCTTAACTTCCATTGAAGGATATCATTTAATTTATCTTTATCATTTATAGTTTCACATTGTATTATTTCTCTATCTTTATTAATAAAATTCATAAAAATATTATCTATATCATTAATTTTTTTATTATAAACCTTATAATTTGTATATAATGGTTTATTAGATCCCTTAATATCAGGTAATTCGCTTCTCATTAATCTTTTATAATCAGTATTCCAAAATATAATATTACCCTTAACATCAAATCCCCTTCTACCAGCCCTACCAGTCATTTGCAAATAATCATCCTTAGTAAAATTATTATTATTACCAAATTCTGCAATACATGAAGTCCTAATAGGTAAATCAATACCTAAACATAACAATCTATCACATATTACAATTCCTATTTCTTTACTAGCTAGTAGTTGTTGAACAATCCAATTATATTCATTTGGCATACTATCAATATATATACCAATACCTCTCTTTAACAATTGTATAATAGGATGATGATAATCCAATTTAATACCAATAGATTTATATATTTTTCTTCTAATATTCCTAATTGATGCATCTGTCATTGGTTCTTTACTCGTAAAACAAAAGTCTTCATGTTTCTTAAATACATTTTGATAACAAAAATCTGGATTATTAATAAAATTATTATATTCTTTTAATAAGTTTTCATACTGCAAATCATTATTTTTAACTTTATCTAAAAGCATATTGTATAATTCTTGTATTTGTAAGATATATTTGTTTTTTTCAGTTTCATTAAATGTATTTGCACGTTCTTCAATAAAACTAGCTGGATCAGTAGTCCCTTTAGTAACTTTTATTTTAGATATAAATATATCTTTATTTGTTACATATTCTTCATATAATTCATTCTTCTTTTCCAAAATCAAATAATGATAAGGATAATGTTCTATTTCTTGATTTTTTAAATCTTCATTAATTTTTTTAAATATATTTATACAATTTTCCTTTTCAGTATTAAAAATTAACATAGGCAACATATCTTTCTTCTTAGTATCTTGTAATAATGGTATAATATCCATTCCACAATTCTCACATTTGTGTATATTACTCTTAAAATTGTTTAATATATTTTGAATATTTTCTGGATATTTTTTATTTAGTTCTATTAATTTTTCTTTTAAAAATAATTCATATTCTTTAGACATATCTAATGTAATGATCTTATCTTTTATATTAAAATATGAATCGGGTGATAATGTATCTATATATTCTTCTAAATCATCATCACCATCAGAATCATCTGAATCAACATTAAATTCTTCTTCAATATATTCCCATAAAATAGCTACATCTCGAGGAGAAAATGGTAAATTATAATTAAGCAATTCATTAATATTATTTTCAATGCAGACTAATGGATGTAATTCAGTTAAACAATTACCAGTCCATGTCCAACGTTGCTGATTAATAAATCTATTATTATATGTAATAGTCTTTATATTTTTATTCCCTGTTATATTTTCAAATATATTCTTCAACTTATTTATATCCTTGATAGTTGCAGATAAAGCTAAAAAATTACAAGTAATTAATTTAATTAAATTTTCATAAATATCACCATCATCTTTCTTATTTAGATTATGTATTTCATCAAAAACAGCATAATGAAATACATTACCATGTTTATATATAAAATCTTCAATACTTGTAGGTGTACCTACAAAAACATTTGTTTTATCACTATATGAAGTATATTCAAAATTAGGTAATACATAATGCACCCTGTAACCCATCTTTGTAAAATGAGCTCCAACTTGATATACAACTGGTTCTACAGGACAAACATATAAAACTGTATCATAAAATATAACAGAAGACATTCCTGCAAAAGATTTGCCAGAAGAAGTTGGAGCACTAACTATAATAGATTTATTTTCCTTCATATAAGTTAAAGTTTTAATTTGCCAATCTTCTAATCGTAACTCTTTTTTATCCCATATATTTAACGGGGGTAACATATGACCTAATTCTTTAAGAATATATAAATTGATATCGTATTTATCTATATTACATTTAATCTTTCTAATAATAGAATTATGTTCTTCATTAGTTGTTTCAATATTTACTAGCTGATAATATAATCCAAGGATATTCTCCATGTCTTTCTTTTTACTTTTCCATAATTTTTCAAGTATACTAAATTTAAATTTAATTATACCTTCGCCAGTACTTAATTTATTGATATCTTTGTAAGGTTTTTTCATATCAAAACCTTTTTTTATAAAATAATCTATCTTTCTATCATCTTCTTTAACTAATTCTAAAAATTTCTTTTTTTTATTATTAATGATAATATCTTCAGCAGTTAATCCTTTTTTCTTTTTATCACGTTTTTTAGGTTTTTTATTAATTTTTACCATATTATTAAAAGTATCTTCAACAATATGTTTTACATTAGCATTTAATTTTTCAGATAAATCTCGAATAAATATCTGAAAATCATTTGTATTTATATCCTGCATTACAACAGGGTCCATAATTATTTATTAACTATATATATATATCGTCGTATTTTTAAGTAAGATTATAATTAATATTTATTTTAAATAAGGAAAATAACAAGTATAATATTAATCCAAAAAATAAAAGCATAATTACTTTATGCATTGAATTATTAGGGTCTAATGTTGATAATGTTTTTATAGATTTTTTTATAAATTCAAAGAAATCAGAAATAAAACTATTTTTTAATGGATTATAGATATCCATATCCTCAATAAACATATATTTATTATCCTTTTCATTTTCTTTTTCTTTATATTCATTGTCAAGATGAAGAGTTTCTTTGCTAACACCATTACATAATGTTTTTTCTAAATGTTTAGAAATAGATATACTCTTTCTTATGATTATTTTAACATATGGACTACTTCTTTTAACCAATTCATCAAAATTTTTTTTTGCAAGTTTTTTATGTTTAACATTTTCTGTATTAATAGTAATATCAAGTATATTTAGTATAATCATCATAGATTCAATGACATCTTCTGTAAATTTACCATTACAAAATTTATCTAAATTACCAACAATTATTTTTCTAATACACTTATATACTTCTTTTTTATCTATCTTAGATATCTGTTTAAATTTATCAACTATATAACTAATATGTTCTTCATTCCATATTTCTATCGAGTTATTTGGATTAGAAAAAAAATCTAACATGTATCTATCTTCATTTGTATATTCAATTAAGTTATTCATACACATTTTAAACTCTGTATTTTTGTTAATATCTTCTAAATATTGAAAATTATTATTTGGAAGTAATAAATTAGATTTTTCCATATATAATTATATAATATAATATATATTATTATAATGATAACAATAATTATTGTTCTTGTATTAGTAGTTTTAGCAGTATTATTAACATTAGATTTCGGATTTAATATAGATATATTTAGAACTTCTATGTATTCTTGTTCTGGAAATTTGTGTATTTTAGATTATGATGGAATATATAGTGAAGAAACATGTTCAGGACAATGTTCAGAAGATAAATATGATTGTTCAGATGAATATCAATGTATTAAATCAGAAAATGGTATATATAGTGAAACAGGGTGTGAAGATATCTGTAAAAAACCAAAAATGAGATATTCTTGTCAAGGAAATAATGAATGTGTTGAAAGAGAAAATGGAATATTTGAAACAATCGAAGAATGTAATAATAGTTGTGTTCAAAGAGAAATGTATAAATGTGATAGAACAAATTTTCAATGTAATATAGATGAATTGGGATTACATACAAGTAAAGAAAGTTGTGAAATAGATTGTGTTGATAATAATGATATAAGTGGATATACATGTGATTTAGAAACATATCAATGTATATTTGAACCTGATGGAGAATTCAGGTCTGAAGAAACATGTTTAGAAAAATGTAAACCGAATTATGCATGCGATGAAGAAGAATATCAATGTTATGAATTACATAATGGTCCATATGAAACTTTAAATAATTGCGAAGAAGAATGTATTAGACCACCATTAAGGTATAATTGTAATGGGAATACATTACAATGTGAAGAAAATATGGGTGGTATATATGGTAATATAACAGAGTGTGAAACAGATTGTAAATCACCCGTGGAAGAACCTGAGCCAGAACCTGAGCCTGAGCCTGAGCCTGAGCCTGAGCCTGAACCTGTGCCAATCATGGGTTATGAATGCGATTCCATAACAAGGTTATGTAATTATATGGAAAATGGAGAATATACAACACAAGGAGAATGTGAATTAAATTGCAATATACCAGAACCTGAGCCGGAACCTGAACCTGAGCCGGAACCGGAACCAGAACCTGAGCCGGAACCTGAACCAATCATGGGTTATGAATGTGATACATTAACACAAATATGCAATTATATAGAAAATGGTATACATGAAACATTAGAAGCTTGTGAAGAAATATGTAAAGTTTCTGAACCGGAGCCAGAGCCTGAACCGGAACCTGACCCGGAACCGGAACCAGAACCGGAACCAGAACCAGAACCAGAGCCATTACAATTAATGTGTGTCAGACCTTATTATACTGATAGATTGTATAGTCAATCAGAAAGTTGTGCTAGAGATAGTGATTGGGAATCTCAAAAATTACATTGTCCAGATCCAGATTACAAATATCCAACAATTATAACAAAAGAAGGATGTTGTTCTTTTAATAATGGCGCTTGTGCAAAATGTTGTAATATGAATGACGAAAGTGGTTGGCAAGTAGTTGGTCTTGATAAACCATTATTAAGTCAATATTTAAATGCTGATGGTAATCCAACGCCCGAATCACCGTGGGATATTAATAATAGAGATGGACCAACAAATGAAAATAATATAGAAGGCTTTACATTGAATGATAAAAACTGTGGTGGAAAATCTATGGAATATATGAGAAAAAGATATCCTCAATTTTATTAAATAAATATATAAGTTATAGTATAATGAAAGATTCAAATATATATGGCTCAATGGTCAAAAGTTTTGAAGATTTAAGATCAACACTATCTAAAGAATTTTCTGTAGATAAACCTTCTAACGATAAAGGGACAAGTTTTGGAACAGTGATGTTAGTAGGAGTTGGTTTAATGATATTTCTAGTATTATTATTTGGAAGCACTAGCGTAGAACCTTTTACATATATGTTAGAAGATGGACGAGAGGGTGAAAGATTAACGGGTAAAATAAAAAATATTAGAGGTTCGCACCTAGAAAAGAAATGCTATGGATCAACTGGAATATATTATGGAGATAAAGTTCCTAAAAATTTAGAAGGATTCAGTGTTAATGATGATAGGCGTTTTATGGGTGATAATTTATCAGGATCTGTAAGGATAAATAAAGCGAGTGAGTTTTGCTGTTGTTCAAACGGTAAATGTCTCAAACCACAGGATTGTCCCACGTCTGTCCCTATCGGGCCTTGTGTTGATTGTGTTAAAAACTGTAAGTAAGGATAATATCTTTTAAATTAATTTTTATTTTAATTTATATATATATATATATATATATAAGTTATGGAAGAAGTAGTACAGAAACCTGTTAATTCTATGAGTAATGAAACAAAATTAATGATATTCTTAATAGGATTAGTTGTCCTCGGTGGGATAGTTGTTTTAGTATTATGGCAAACAGAAACGTGGCCATTTGATGATGAAATTAAATATAGTTGCTCTGGTACAACCTGTATAGAAGACGAAGAAGGAACAT